CTTGTCGAATGGAAATCTCATAAGACTATTTTACCAGCAAGCTAAACAGGGCAGAAGCAAGTCCTGTGACACCAGCAGCTAGTCCTGTGTAAGCAATCTTTTCAATCCAGGCAAGGCGAGCCAAAGTCAGCTCTACCTCTCTAAGTCTGTCTGGTACTTGATCTAGGTGGTCCAGCTTCTCAAGGATCTTGACAAGGGTTTCCCCATGCTCAAGTTGCTTGGCGTAAATTGCTTGCTGGGTAATGCGTACCCCAGTTGTTTCCTCAGCCATTAAATTGTGGTTTCTTCAATCGGTGCAGTAATTCTGCCGTCTGGCAAAAGATAAGCTGCTGGGTTTAGGCCAAGGCAAAAGTCAAGTGCATCAGCTTGGCTAATGTTTCTGAACTGCCAAGCTGTTAGCTCTGATTCATCTACAGGCTCGGTGACATAGCCAAGAATAGTGCCGCCATCTGACTCGCCAGCAAGCCAACCACCCTCGGCTCCGTATCCAAGCTCAGCAATCTTATCCTCTGGACCAGTTCCATAGTTAGGGTTTGTGAAGTTTAGTTTCCAAGTGGCGTAATTCATGAGAGTTCTTTCTTTGTCTTTTCAACTTCTGCAACAAAGGCATCAAGCACCCCAGCCTGTTCCATAGCTTCGATGTGTGCAGGGCTTACGCTTGCTCCACCCATCAACATCGCTTTGGCGTTGTTAGTCAGTCTGGCTTGCCAATAGTTAGGTTGAGCTGCCTCAATTTCATCACGAGTGTATTTGTGTGTAAAGGTGTCAAAGATTTCTAGTAAGTGCTTCATCTCTCGCTCGGCTCCAACCATAGCAAAAGAAGTTTGAGCAAGCCCTAGTTCAACCTCTTGTGCTTTTAGTTCGTCTAGTTCATCGCCTGTTGCTCTAAGCTTTGCGATTTTCAATTCCGACTTTTTTACATTTATTACAGCCAGCTTGTATTTATAGATTGCGTCTTGTAGTTCAAGAACTGTCTGGTAATACCGCATTTCAGGCGTTGCGTGCTGACCCAAAACAAAACGCTCTAATTGAAAGCGTGAGCGTGGCTGCTGAACTTCTGCGATTGCCTTGTTGATTTCATCAAACATTAGAAAACACCTTGATTTGACATACCTGCTGGTTGCGAAACAGCAGTTGCGATTCCAGTGCCAAGGCTAGTTCTACTGTCATCAGTAAACGAGAACCTATCTACTGTTGCGACAACAACACTTTCTAATCCACCGCCAACATAACCAGCTATACCTGAATTAGACATTTGAGCTGACTGTGATCTGTTTCCTGATAGACCAGTTCCCAGTGTCGTTCTTGTATCGGAAGGAAAAGCAAACTTATTCACTGTTGCGACATTACCACCGCTTGTCTCTCCAAGAGCTACATAACCAGCCACTCCTGAATTAGAAAAGCCAGTTGCGTAATAGCTACCAGCCGATAAACCTGTGCCAAGTGTAGTTCTTGTGTCTGCTGGGAAGGCAAACTTATCTACTGTTGTAATGAGTGAGCCGCCAGTAAAACCAGCAGCGACATAACCAGCGACAGCAAAATTAGACATAGAAGCTGGTCCTGATACGCCAGCAGATAAACCAGTCCCTAGGCTAGATTTTGTATCTGCTGGAAAGGCAAACTTATCTACTACTGTTTGTCTAAAGAATCCAGCTCTTAGTCCACCAGCGGTATAACCAGCGACAGCCGCATTAGAAAAGCCAGTTAGCGACCAAGCCGCAAAAGATAGAACAGCTGCAAGAGTTGTTCTGCTATCAGCAGGAAAAGTGAATTTCTCTACTGTATCTACCTGCGAAGATACGAGACCACCAGCAAAATAACCAGCAACCCCTGAATTGTCAAAAGACCCAAGGCTATCTTTGCCAGCTGATAAGCCTGTTCCAAGAGTTGTTCTGGTTTCGGCTGGAAAAGCAAACTTATTTACAGTAGTAATTCTGGTACTACTGGCATTCATTCCGCCACCGATGTAGCCAGCAACACCTATGCGAGAGGGTCCGGCCCCAGCAGCACTAAAAATACCTAACGCTGAGAGGGTCATTAGGCTACCGGTGTTGCGTTACCAATAATGCGGTAAGAGTTAGGGGCTACACAGACAACAGAAACAGCGTCATAACGAGTACCGATTGCGTATGCGGTTCCTGCTGTTCCTCGGCCAAGGATAGATACTGCCGTTGAAGCTCTGTTGATCGTGACTGTTCCAGCACCATCTCTTAGGATGTCTACACGCTCACCAGGCTCAAAAGCTGTGGCAGTTGAGAAGGTCACTGTCTGAGCTGAGGCAGAGTCAAACTCTAGGATCTTGTAGCGGTCAGAAGTCAGCACTGTGTAAGAGGCAGCAGTAGAGGCTGTTAGTGTCACCTCGTTGCTGAGGTATAGGTTCACATCGGCAGCAGCTAGGACTTCACCAGCGGTAAAGGTTTTTCTTGGCATTGGTTTCCTTTTGTTCTCGTTTTAGTTTACTACTCGTAGGCAAGTCGGTCATTGTCCAGCTCACCGAGTACCGCGTCATCTAGGATAAAGACCGCAAAGTCTAGGCGCTCTAGGGCGAAGCTGATGTTCTTGCTACCAGGAGTCCAGTCGTGGTTTATCCCGATGATTCGGCAGTATTGCTCAATAGCTGGCGGAATGTCAGAAGGCTCGAACCGAACCTGAACAATGTCACCGATTTCTAGGTCTAGCACCTTGTCTTGGTTTACGGTGCTTAGGGTGTCTAGGACTACTGTGACGGTCTCAAAACGGTACTGAGGTTCTTTGTAGCGAGCCAAGAAGAAGTCAGCCAAGAACTGAAGCTGCTCTGGCTCCTGAATAAGTAGCCCTGATTGGCTTAGAGTTCTTGGTCCGTAGACTGCCTGAGAAGTTGCATCCTCGGCAAAAGCTTCTTCTGGGAAGACATCCCCGTTTGTTAGGGCAATTCTGTTGTATAGGTTCTCTGATCCGTAAATGATGTTTACATCGGCAAACTGAATACCTGTGTAAACGCCTGCAACTATTTCATCTGAGAACACGATGTCAGGGATGTTCGGGACAGCGTTTCTTTCACGGAAAACAACCTTGCCATCCTTGCCCAAGAACAAAGTACCAAACTCTGAGTTAGCTACAAGCTGTAGGTATTCAAGCGCTGCTGTGCCTTCTGCGACATCGGCATCTAGCATTACTGAGTTGCCAGGGTCAATCTCTCTTAGCTCAGCAGGCCAGTCAATTTCAGGTCTGTCTAAGACTGTGTTTATGCGAGCGCCTGATAGCTCAGAGTCAGGAGTGAACTCCTCAAGTCCTGCATTAGTGAGAACGGAAAGAGCGTCAGAAGCGTCAATACGGACAACCGATTGAACACCTGGCTCGTACTGAATGTCAAAGTCATCTATAAAGCCAATAAAGACTGGCTGGTCGTTGCTGGTCACTCGAACGGTGCGCCTAGGTATAAGCTGACCGAAATACGGACCATTTTCGTAAAGCGGGTCAAAGGTTCTGTCTGAGTTGTCTACTGTGACTGAAAGCACACCAGCGTCAATACGATCTAGGGCCTCAGACTTACCGCGGCGAATCTGAGCTGTGACAAGTCTTGGGGTAATGTCAAACAAGCGTTCTCCGCCGAGTGTGTACTCTGTGTTATCAAGTACGCCTCGAACAGAATCATTGAGTTTGAAAGCGTAAGGGTCTCTTTCGCCTAGGTTTAGGCCAAGTTCAACCTTGACTGCGGGAGCTGGCATTACGCACCTTGCCAGACAGCACCAGAGGTGCGCTCGTAGTCCTTGATTGCGTCTACGATGGCTTTACCGATGGTTGCTCCAGAACCGACCCCGCCCGTGACAGTGATGTTGTAAACGCTTTGCTGTCTCTGGGTGTCAAATAGCGACTGAACGCCTGTGGTGGCGATTTCAGATGCTAGTGAGCCAGCCTGCATAAATCCTGCATTTAATTCACCTAAAGCGCCTGCACCGCCAGCTACAAGAGCAGCAGCAAGCCTAGAGCCAGCTACGGGACCAGCCTGGATAACCTGCTGCAATAGCGCTGGGTCAAGACCCATGGTTGCAAGCTCTCTTACATTCGTGCTAAAAGACTTCATCTTGGCGAGCAGCTTATTCATGTTGCGGATGATGGCGTTTGTAGATCCACCCAAGCCTGTAATGTCAAACGCGCCCTGAATGGCGCTGCGAATTCCTGCAAAGGTTCCTTTGATTGAATCTAGGAAGTTAGCATATAGCTGGTCTAATGCTGCAATACGGGCTTTTTCAGCTTGGCGTAATTCTTCGGCCAAACGAGCTGATTCTTGAGCCGCAGCGTTAGCAGCAGCAGCATTTTCCGCAGCTACACGGTTTACTTCTGCATATGTACCCGCAAATTCCCTATTTATTCTTTCTACAACTTTAGTTTTGACGGTTCCGTCTTTTTTCAAGACATCTGTTAGAACTTTACCAGCAGTTATTAGAGGTTGCTTACCAGTCAGAACTGCGTCTATGTAGCCTTGGGCAAGATTTGTTCCTTGTAACTTTGCCTGGGCGGTTGCCTTTTTGCCTTCAAATTTGATGCTTTTTTGTAGTTCTTGATATCCGCTTATGGCAGCAGCAGCAGGTGAGCCGCCTTCATTGCCAGTAATTGAACTTGCAGTTTCTTTTGCAAACTCAGCTCGTTTTCTGTTGAAAGCTGTCCCGCCAAAAGAACTTGCTATTTGATCTGAGGTTTGACGAATTAGTTCAATTTCAATTACTTTAGGTATTGCGTCAAGAGCGCCACTAAGTTGCAAGGTTAATTTGATTGCATCTTGAAGAAATTTTATGAATGGGTTAAATGTGGGGTTGAAATCAGCTAATGTGCCAAGGAACGCAATCGAGTCTTTGTCAGTCTCGGTCATAGCATCGCCGACTTTTTCTAACTGATTGCGGTATCTCTTGAAAGCGTCAATAGCAATAAGAACACTGCCAGTAAGTGTTCCTATAAGGGTTATGGCTGTTCCAAATGGAGTTACTTTCAAAGCAAGCGCAAATAGCGCTACTGCTGTTCTCAATGCCACGAAAACTGCAGCAAGTTGAACAATTAGACCGATGTTTTCTGCAAAGATTCTAAAAGTTGTGCCTAGTGCTTCGGATAGAACCCCGAATGTTTGACCAGTAGTAGTTGTCTCATCGCTCATGTCCGAGAGAACGCCAACCATCGTTTCTAAGACAGGGATTGAATCTTGAACTGCCTGAGCAAGCCTTGGAGTTAGGTCATCTACTAATGGAACAAGAGCTTCAACAAGCTGTCCAAATACAGGTAGTAAGTCTGTACCAAGTTGAGCTTGTATGTTTTCAAATTGAGCCTGAAGCTTTTTTTGCTCTACATAAAGGTTGCCAGATTGAGCTGTAAAAGCTCCAGTTGCGTCTGCTGCACGCTGGTAAAGAAGTTCCAACCGAATAGTCTGTTCAGCGTTTCTTCTTTCTGCGCCTGTCAGGTGATCTAGTTTCCTGGCAACAAGCTCGGCATTTATTTCGCTTTGTTTCATAGCGACACCGAACTTCTCAATCGGGTCGTACTCACCGCGGAACAGTGCGGTCATACCAAGCAAGGCTTCTTGCACATCGTAGCCATAAGTCGCTGCAAGGTCTACACCTAGGCTTACAAGCTTTTGTGTCTCAGATGTTACAAAGTCCATGCTAAAGCCAGATTGCTTTAGAACGGAACCTAGGAATGTGGATGCCTTAGCTGCATCTTTTTGACTTAGACCAAGCTGTGCCGCATCTTTGGTGAACTGAACAATTTTTGGTGAAAATTCATCAAAGATTGTTCCAACCGAAAATAAGTTTCTTTCAAGATCACGGGCAGACTCAATAGAGTTTTTACCAAATTGAACAGCCTTTGCAGCTATACCAAATGAAGCAAGGGCAGCACCGACTTTGCCAAGCGTGCTTCCAAGGCCATTACTTGCCTGACCAAATGCTCCTAGCTGGCGTGTAGCAGCCGCAAGGCCGTCTCCTTTGAATGTGCTTACGACATTCAGGAACATCTGACTCATCGGTTTTTCCTATCAATCTTTGCTTCTGTGACCGCTATAGCTCTTACTATTGCTTTTTCGGCTTCTTTTTTTGCTTCAGGATAGGCTTTGTCAAATCCTGGGTAAACCTGTCTGGACTTTTTGCGCTTACTCGGTTTGGCAATAGGACCTAGGTTTTCAAGAAACTGGCTAGTGCTTTTAGGGCTGAGTATGTGGTTTCGCATAATTTCTTCGCCACCAAACTCTCTAATTTTATACATCCTGGTATACGAGCGCCCACTTGATTGTCTAGCAACATCGCTGAGGACAGTAGCAGCAGATCTGACTCTTAGTCGAGCAATGCCTGTCTGTCCTCTTTTGGGTCTATTGAAGGCTTCTACAAGAACTGAATCATATGGTTGTCTCTTGGCTCCGCTGACTGGACTACCGATGTTTCCGTAGTCACGGCTCCAACCAGTACGACCGCCATGACGCATACCACGCATGGGGGCTTTACCGCGGTATCCTTCTTGCAATTCTTTTTTGACCGAGCTTTGCACTGGTCTAGCTATCTCTTTGAATCTTTTTTTCAATTCAAACGACTGCTCTTTATCCATTTCATAGAGGGCTTTAGAAAAGACCTTCCAGTCCGAGGCGTAAACCTTTAGTGCGCTTGCACGCCCTGAATAAAGTATCAATGCCATTTAGTCCGCCTATCTACCCTAAGTCTACCGAAAAAAAAAGAAGCACCCCGAAGGGTGCTTCTTCTCAGCGCTTAGGTGCTTGGTGTGTGGCTCGCCATACTAGATAGCGACCAATGGTCCAGAGCATCCTCTCATCAAGCTTCATAAGCTCAAGAGGGCTGATGCCTGTCTCGACAGCTAATGTGGCGATGTACCAATGAGCTGACGATTCACCAAGCCCAACTATTTTTTTTGTTCAGACGGGCTGACACTTTCTACAGTGTCCACCCACTCCTCGAACGAAAGAGTAGTTGCTTTAGTGCGGGACTCGCTTGCCCAAGCTAGGAAAAGCAAGTGAGTAATCTTGATGTTGTTTTCAAGACTGGCTATTGACATGTCAAACTTGGTTTCAAGCTTTACCATGTCAGATGGATTGCAAACGATTTCTTTTAGCTCATCTGGTTTAGCAGAGTAAGCAACTTGTAGGTTTAGTCTCATAATGAAATCCTAGCAGGGATTACGGGGCTGTTGCCCTGGTGACTTCACCAGATACAGGCCAAGTGACGCTTAGTGTAGCCAAATCGCCGACTGCTCCCGCGAAAGGCTGGTACTGAGTACACAACGCTGTGAAGCGGTACTCAGGATTTGTGGCTGTGACTGTGCCAGAAGTAGGCGCAATCTTTACAGCTACGGTTGAACCGAGTAGTGGGAACAATAGAGCGTCTACAGCGCCAGCTCCGAAGTCCTGGTGGAAGTCTAGTGATACAGAAGCGTCTTTTAACCCGCCAATCCTAGATCTATAGGTAGATCCGAAAGCTGTTGTCTCAACTTCGTCTGATGTGATGTCAAGAGTTACAGAAGCAATGTCATCACTGATAACGGTTGTGCCTATCGTAATCTTGTAATCTTGTGCGAAAAACTTTGGCATTTATTTCTCCTAGTTTGCTATGACTGTGACCGTAAAGTCAGCAGCCAAGTATGTGTTGTCATTTAGTTGAATTGAACCAATGGAGTTCAATGAAGTCACTCGACAGTCGTAGGCTGTTCCGCCAAGGCTCTTGTCTAACTCTATCGCATTTTTTATAGAGTTTTGCCCTGTCGAGATGTAAGCGTCAAGCGCTCTTTGGGCGTATTTTTCGGCTGATCTACCGACAATAACAGTAACCGTAAAGTTGTAGTCCACAAGACCTTTAGCGTAAGCCCTGTCGTAATTGACCGAATCCAAAGACACGATAGCAATAGGCGGGTTCGGGTTGTCAGGGATTTCTGCCGATGTGCGAAGACCAGGGATGGTTGCCAGGTTAGTAGCAATCCCAGCGCGGATGTCTGAGATAGAAGACATTAGGCGAAAGTCCTCATAATGCGGTATGGCATGACTAGCTGTTCTACATCTGGGTCTAGCGAACGCCCAACTCGGATAGCTCCAAGATCACCGAATCCTGCAACACCAAGAGGTGAGTCAAGGCGCTTGTAAATTCTGGATGACTGAATAATCGTTGCCTGAGTCACTGCGATTGGAACTGATGACCAGCCCCATACTCCAGTAATGCGAACAAGAGCTTGGCTTCCCAGTGTGTTGAATAACTTGTCATCTACAGCAAGGATGCTTGTGTATGGAATGTTTAGTCCGTCTTGTTTTCCGTTTACTGGCTGGAGCTGATAATCAGTTGCGTTCCAAGTTGTGTATTCGCTACCGATTTCGTCAGTTGTCTTTAGCTCTGAGAGGCTGACCAAATCGTCAATGTTTACCAAGTAAGAATCTTCGGCAGCAAAGTTTCTAACTGCTGTGCCTGCATTGTAGAAGTACCGATAGGTGTAGCCGTCAATAAGTCTTGAAGCAGACTCAATAGCCATTTCTAACAGGCTGTCATCTACAGAATCCGTAATTCTTAAGGCGGCCTTCACTTGCGCTAAAGTTGCGTAGGGGTTGGTCATTGGCATGGAAATCCTTTGCTAAGTCTGTGTCTAGTCTATCGCCTAAAAGACAAAGCCGTCTGGCCTATAAACCCAGCTCTTGTCTTACTTTTGCTATGTAGGCATTACCGATTTGGTCATTTTGTGAATTACGATTGACCCCACTTAGTGTCTGGTGGTCATACCCAAGATCGTGAATAATCCTGACAGTGTTGGAATGATAGGGCTTTGCGCCTGCCACAACACACCTAATGTAAAGCTCCCAATCATCCCAGATTGTGCCTTTGGTCACGCCCCCAGTTTTGTTGTATAGCTCTAGCTTCATAGGAGCAGCGCCTGGACAGGTCATTTGGTAAGGTATGTTTTCTGGTTCCCATCTGCCCTCAAGTATCTGTCCATTGTGCTTGAATTGCACCTTGTCAATGTAGATGTCACAGCCCTCAGCCTCGGCTTGCTCTATCTCATCAAAAGCTCCTGGTAGGTATTGGTCATCTATGCCACAGACCGAAAACCAGTCGGCTGTCTGATTGGTTTGCATTAGGTGTCTAAACTCTCCAAAGTCATCGCCGTCAAACTCAATAAATTTAGTAATGTCTTTGTATTGCTCTGGCAAAGCAGATAAGGATGGTTCCTTGTTTTGAGCGTCATAAACAAAGACAATGGTGTCAGGTTGCCTTTTTAGCCCAATTACGCCATCCCACCATTGAGGGATAAAGCTGGTGTATCTTGTGCCAAATACGCCAGCACTAATGCCTACTGTAATGCTATTGACCAAAATAACTCCTTAGATTTAGTCACCAAATCAGTCAAGACATCAGGATCACGCCAGTTTTTTACTGAAGTAATGCCCGCCAAATCGTTTGTATGAACTTGACAACCAGAAAGCACTGCCTCAATCACAGCCCTTGGCTCTGCATCAAAACCGTTGGGTAAAAATACAAAGTCCTTGGCTCTACTCATTGTTTCTAGCACCTCGCTCCTTGGCTTGTCGGTCATCATCACTAAGGGTATGCCCTGCTGATCTGCCCAAGCTTGCGCCTCAACAGGCCCCTTTTGAGGGTGCATCCTTGCAGCCCATAAAGCAAAGGACTCTTTGGGCTTTTGGGTTATCTCGCTAATGTCTAGGGGTGCAGTGACCCAGGTGCTTGCCTCTGGGTTAGTCCACTCAAGCTCTAGCTCTAGGTGTCTAGGTGTCCGACAGACAAGAGTTGAGGCCGAGCTAAGCAATTCAGCTCTTTCCTGTGTTCTTGTTTGCAGGTGATGTACAGCGACAACTGGATTACGCCTAGCAAGCTGTGTCATAGCAAAGGGGCTTAGTAGATCTGTGCCTGTAATGACTATTTTGTCAAACTCTAGGGCTTGCTGCCAGTTATCGGGGGTAATGATCGTGTATTCAGTTGGGGCATCTGTAAGTAATGCCACATCTGTCATCTCTGCCCCACCAACTAGCTTGCCGTCTTTGTCAGGTAAGTGGTGAGATACCCAGGCAATCACTTGAGTAGTTTCTTGAGGGCTGGTGTCCAGTATTTATTCCACACAAAGTCGTGGTCGTATTGCTGAGCAAACTGAACAGCTTTATCAGATTTGCCTTTTCCTCTTTCGTAGGCTTCTTCCAACGCCTGCACGATTAGTGGAACCGAAGGTATGGTAAAAAATGAGCCTTGAGAGTTGTCATACAAAGGCTGACCGCCTACTGTCCATCCATCCCCAACCAGCTCTGGCGAAGCAGCAAAGTCAGAAACAATCACTGGCACTCCACAAGCCTGAGCCTCAACTGTTGGAATACCGAATCCTTCTCCATAGCTTGTTGCAAGCATTACATCCCACGAACTATAGATTCCAGCCAAGTCTTCTTGGCTAATACCGAATCTGTAGCTAACTGGATCTACAAAAGCCATGTTGTCTTTTGGAATACCTAAAATCTCACCAAGAGACATCAGGTTCCAGCCGTGACCGCTAACTGGGTCTGTGTGAATGTAAAGAATTGCGTCTGGGTGCTTTTTACAGAAGATTGAAAACGCCATAAGGTTTTCGCCAAACGCCTTGCGATGGATAATGCCACCTGACTTATTGGCAGCGTTCATGCCGACTATAAATCGGTCATTACCGAACCCCATGTAATCTTCGATTGACTGACCAGCAATCTTTTCTCTGCGTTTGAAAACTTTTGTGTCTACAGAGTGAGGAATGTAGATGGAATCTATACCCTTTGCCTCTAGCTCTTTCTGACCGAATTTTGACATTGCAAGAGGCGTGACATTTTCTTTAGCGCTCCATTTTGCCACTGCTGGTGGGACTGGGCTGTGGTCAATCGGTGTCCAAGATGCAACATTTATGCCATCCCAGCCTTTGCCTTGAAAAACCCAAACATCATAAAGAGTAATTAGCAGATCAGGTTGTTTTTTGTTTAGCGCTCGCCAGTGCTTGTGACCCAAGATGGCGGAGTCGTTTGAATAAACATCAGTTCCTCGCGGATAGACAGGCACATCGCCGTATTCTGTGGCGAACTGAGTCTTGATGCCCTCGTTTCCGTAATTAGAGATAGCAGCTACATCTGCGCCATCTCTTTTTAGTCTTTGAATTAGCGCTTCAGTAGCGATGCCATAGCCAGTTGGCTGTGCTGGCGAATTTGAGAATACGGAAACAGTCCCTTTTATTTTCGACATGTAGGTTGCCTTTCTTTATCCTCAGCATAGCAAAAGAAAGACCCCAAGCGAACCTACACGCTTGGGGTCTTTCAGCTTTTAGCTAGTGATTAGCTTGCGCCACCACGGAACTTCACAACATGTGCAGAGTGGGTTAGGTTTCCGTCTACACGCATGGTGACACGGAATGTTGTAACATCCTTGTCAAATGCGAAGTCGCTAGACTGTGCTACCTGGATTCCACCTGCGGTGCGAACCTTGTAGCTTGGCATGTGTCCAAAACCAACGCTAAATGCGTTAGTTCCAACCGCAGCAACCGCTGGGTTTTCGTACACTGGGTAGCCAAGTAGTGTAGCTGGCTGTCCTGGGACTGCTGAGTCGGTCCAGATGTAGTTACCTGCACCATCCTTTAGCTTACGCATTGCAGCTAGGCCAGACTTACCAGTGATGAATCCAACACCAGGAAGTAGACGAGCCTGTCCGTCTAGTGCGTAAACAAGGTCAATCAGGTTCTCGTATGAAGGAGCGCCTGATACTCCAGTTCCACCTGTAACAGCAGAAGCAGCAGCAGTCATAACACCAGTAGGCTCAACGGTTCCAGTTCCAGTGGTTAGACCAGTGTTTACTGCGAAACCGATTGAGTTTCCAGCCTGCTCAGCGATAAGCGCTGATAGGTCGAATCCTGCATCGTTCAATAGTTCGTTCGCAACAGGTACTAGGAAGCTGTACTTGAAAGCGCCCAAAACGATTGAGCTGAATGTTGGGTCAGACTCAGAGATCTGAACGGCCTGTCCCTTGATGGTCGCGGTTGAGCGAGCAGTAAGGGTTGGGATGGTTAGTGACTCACCAGTGGTGGTGTTGATAACCTGTCCGATGTCAAGCATTGGACCAGCCAGTCTTGCGATCTGGAATACCTGGTCGTAGAAGCTCTTTGGAACAGTGTTGTCAGAAGAAGTAAGTGTACGCTTCTCAGACTTGAACTCGTGTCCGCCACGGATTTCTCCCATAGCGATTGCGCGGAAAATGTCAGACTCAGACTGACGGCTTTCTGCTGGAGTGGTGTTTAGTGTTGCAGCAGCTTCGTTAGCGCGGTTCTCGCGCTCGGTTAGCTTGCGTGCGGTGTCAATCGCTGCATCGCGCTGGTCAATGTCAGCCTCGATACGAGCAATCTTTTCGTTTTCCTCAGCAGATAGTCCGCGGTTCTCGGCAGAAGCTAGGTCTAGGACCTCGCGTGCCTGAGCAATCAAATTGTTGCGAACTTCTACCTGAGACTTTACAAATTCAGACATTTAGTCTCCTTGAATAGTTATTGGTAGGGGATTCCTGCGGTGCTGACACTCAACAGATACAGCGGTGCTAACACTCAACTGATAACTACAAGTCTATTAGTTGGAAAAAACACGGTAAAAGAAAAGGCCCCCACCAAGGAAGGGAAGTACTTGGTGAGGGCAGGAAATCAGTTTACCTGATTTCTTTAGGTTCGACAACCCTGACTTCTTTAGCAGGTGTCGAAGACTTTTCTTCTAGGTCAAATACGGCCTGAGCAAACTCGTCTGCCATCTCAGCGATAACGCCTACTGATGGGTAGCCAGCCGACTTTAGGATAGCTTCTTTGATTTCTTGTTTGGTAGCCATTTAGATCCTTTTCAATAGTAGGTCAAGTTGTTTCTTCTTTAGATCAAGTAGAGCAAGGCCGTTATCGCCAGGTTCAACCTTGGCTTCAGGCTGTTGTCTTAGTTTGCCAACGACATCTGTAATCAAAGAAGCCGACTTCTCGTCTAGGTCTTCACCTGACTCCAGCTTTAGAAGTGCATTAGCAAGTTCGTCTGCGTCAATAGTAGGTTGCATAGACCTAACAGTAGCAGTAGTAGCTGAATAAGCGGGGAAGGTCACGATACTTACTTCGTGCAATCTAACCGACTCTAAAGTTCTAATCGAACCATTCTCGGACCAAGTGTCTTTGATGACATTGAAACCAAAGCTCATAGAGTCAATTACTTTTGAACGCAGAAGCTCTGCAACATCGCGCCCACGGGTTGTCTTAGGCAGTCTGGCTTTTACCTTTAGTCCGTATCGGTCTTCGGTAAGCTCTAGGCTTCCACCGCGGACCGAAGCAAGCGGCTCGTTAGTGTCGTGGTTCCAGAGAAGCTTGATTTCGTTGCGCGACTGTAGCGAGCGCTTGAAAGCTCCAGGAGCAACAAACTCACGGAAACCACCTAGGTCTTCTGAGGAGCTGTTGAACACAGATGCGTAACCAGTAAAGGTCATGCCGTCATCTTCTGACCGAATCTCAAACTGAGTGTTAGTAGTTCGGATTTCTGGCTCTTTGGTGTTTGACTCCCCGTCAATCTTTTTCTGGATTGCGCGAGCTACATCCACCCAACGGTTTAGCTTTTCAGTAGTGTCAGTCATAGTTCTTTCCTGTGCTTCAATTCTAGCAACAACGCCGTTAGCGTAGCTCATCGCACGCTCAGCAGCTCTCTTGGTTGGTCCTGATCCCCAAAGCAAGTGAGCTACCAATCCTGGTCCTGGATACTCAGGGTCATTTCTGTTGGAGTTCTTTGGTGCGTCAAGGTCTGGCATGTGTCGGGCTATCCATGCACCAAGGCGTACCCACTTGTCATCAGATACCTGACCTTGTGCCATCAAGCGTGCTTCACGAATTGTTTTTTGCGTAAGCCCAGCTCCACCGAATCCTTCTTCGTAAAGCTCTAATCCACGGCGAGCAGCAGCTCTCATGTAAGCAGGGGCTTTCTGGTTTATGGCGCGAGATTCCTCATCTGGTTGCCAGGCATTGCAGTAATAGCCACCGTCTACAAAGTCTTCCCACTTCTCGCACCATGCTTTAGTGCCGTCTTCGTTCTGTCTTTCCTCATTGAAGAAGAAGCAGTTTCCACAGGCACGACCTTCTGGCACATCTTCTGCCAAAGCTGGTCTGTAATTGTCAGGCAGGTCTCTCTGCTCTGACCGAAGCTCGTCAATCTTTGTAAGTGTCGTAAATCTGTGTACCACGATTACTGGTGTTTCTCTCCAGCCTTCAGCGGTCTGCTCGTAAATGCGAATGAGTGCGGCTGGGTCATCTGGAGTGCCTGTAACAGTAAAGTCGCTTTCAGGAGCGGTTAGTTCTCCGTCTCTGCGTATTCTTGTAATCCTGCCCCTTGCTCTACCGCCTGATGCACGCCAAGAAACAAAGTCACCGACTTCTAGTTCATCTGGTCTTGCACGACTCATAAACTGCTCGTCAGGCATAACTTCATCGCCCATGTCTTCAACCGAATCTGAGGCATCTGGTTCATCTTCTTCTTCAACAGCGATGCGCTCTGGTCTTTGAGTCTTTTCAATGCTCAAAACATTTATGACCATTAGTTTGTCGGTTGGACTGAATACCCCATACTTAAACTCAAAAACTCGAACGACAGCATACTGATCTTCTACAACTACAACTTGAGCAACTACTGTTGGGTCATTTACATCCCAAGTAACGAAGTCTCCAGATGAAAGCAAGCCAACCGCTGCTCTTTCTCCACCGAACTCTGTGTCTTCAGCAAGGCTTACGGCGATTGCTTGTTCAATAGCTGATTCTTTAGTGTCGTGACAAGCCAGGATTTCGCCATCTGCTTTTATTACTGCCCAGTTAGGGCAGTCTGTAGATTTGTCAGTAATGTAGTATGGCATTTTTAAGTTATCCTCATCCAAGTAAGATCGTGATTGCCCGAGCGAGATATAGCAAAAAGATGAGTCAATGGGGGTAGCTCTAAAATCACAGTAGAATTTGCGTGAAGATTGAACCCCGTACCCTCGGTAACTGTTTCGTTGCCAAGATAAATCGCGTTGCTTCCAGAGTTATGCAAGACAATCTTAAAATTGCTTACCGAAGTTCCGTCAATCTGTACTCTAGTTGTGCCTACTGTAAGTTGGCCTGTGTCAATGGGCATTAGGCAAGCCTATTCCTTGTAAACAGTTGTCGGAGCGTTCGGGTCAATCTGAGCAACAGGTTGCAACTGAACGCTAGGTACTCCAGAGTGCGGGATAGCTGGCAAACCGAATGTAGACAAGATGTCATCTGGCTGGTATCCAGCTTGGACCAACTTGGAAACAATGTCGTACATCATTTGCTCGCCAACAAGCTTTGCGTCTGGAAGGTTTATGTTGGCTAGTGGAACTCTGTAGATGTCTCCACCCTCAGCAGGCTGCATGTCTTCTAGGGCATGAATGTCGTTTATGGATAAGAAACCAGCCTGAGTAGCAACCGAGTAAGCGTTGAAGCGTGACTCTAGGTCTCCACGAAGCAAAGCGTTGAAGTTGAACTTGATGTAAGCGTTTGGCGGGAGCAGGCGTGAGTAAGCCCACTCAATCTTCTCGGCGTATGGGCGAAGTGTGTGAGTCACAAACTGAATTGCGTTCTGCTCAACCGAAGCGTAGCTTGCTGTGTCAGGAACACCGAGCATGTGTAGTGGAATGTTGAACATACGAGCAATTTCTTCTACACCAAACTTGCGTGAGTCAAGTGCCTGTGACTTCTCAGGATCTACCTGAGTTGAGACAAACTTAGCTCCAGCAGAAAGAACACCAGTGCGGTGCGCTCTGCGTGAGTTGTTCTTGTGGCGTGAGTCAAAACCATCAGCAAGGTTCTTTGCTTGCTCTGGTGTTAGGTTGCCAGGAAACTCAATAACACCTTGAGCTGATGCACCAGCACCGAAGAATCTAGCTGCGTACTGTTGTAGGGCAAGGTTTAGTCCAAGTGCTTCACGGAGCTTCTCTACTCGGCTTGTTCCGACAAGTTTGCCTGGGAGTACCAAATCTGTAATGTGAATAATCTGGTCGGCGGTCATTAGGTTCTTGTCATCTTCGTATTCGTAAAGCTTGCGACCAACTGCTGACCGAGTGACCTTCATTCTTTCTGGGTCAAGGGCCATTAGGTTTACAACTTCACCACTGCGGTCACGGAAGATGCGAGTGTAAGAGTTGCCGTGCATCAAGAGAGAGATAAGAACCTGCTGGTAGTGTCCCTGTCGAGTCATGTCTACATCTGGCTGGTTTACCCAAGCTGGCTGTGGGTCAAGCGGGATTCTGTTTAGTCCAGAGTGAACATACGCTTCGATTGGCAAAGTTGAGATGGTGTCAGAGATCAGACTGACTGCTGAGAAGAAAGCTGAAATTTCCAGCGACTTCTGAGTGTTCATTAGCTGACCAGCAGATGTGTCTAGCTGCCAAACTTCGCCTGAACCCCAGATTGACTGGAAGCTTACATTTCTGTTCTCAAAGAAATTGCCTAGCATTACTAACCTCGCTCAACGGCTATGCCAAAAGCAAGTAAGCCGACACCTAAAATAATTACACCTGCTGGTGGAAAAAGTAAACCCGCACCTGCGGCAATCGTCAAGATCCCTAGTGCTTGGAGAATTGTCGCTGTCATTACCAACCTAAATGAAGAATTGCGGAGATAGTTCATCTTCTAGTTTAGTGCTGTTTATGCACCTGTCTAGGGCGATAACGGCAGCAATCGCCGCGTCAATCTTTCTTGGGCTACTTGCTGACTCTTTCGTGATTCTTCTGCCGTATCTGTCAGATTTTACGATTGCGTTATCCAAATGCCTTGTAAGCACAGGATTGCCGTCATGTGTGATGGTTTGCTCGGTCACAGCGTCATAGAAGATTTGGCAGGCAGGAACAATACGAGCAGCCGAGAAAGTTGGGAAGCCTACAACTGGAAAACCCATCTCCTCAAGCATCACCATCGTCTTAGTCCACCTTGGCGGGTCAAAGACTACTTCTCGGACATTTCTGTACTTGGTGCAGAACTGAATGATGACATCCTCGACCTCAAGCGTTGGCACTCGCCAGCTTGCGTCATCTTCGGGCTGCTTCTCCCAAGTCTGAATCATAAACAGATGTGGCTTATCGTCTTCGTGCCTCGGCAACCGAACTCCGACCACAGCGGTTGAGTCATTAGACCAGGAACCGTCAAAGCCAATGATGAACTCGTCATCATCGGTGTAATCACTAGGAACAGCCAACTGGTCCCATGATCCTGCTGGCAACCAGGCATCCTTGCTTGAAACCCAGTTGTTTATGCGCTTGCGTCTGAACTCAGACTCTGGTGTTCTAAGCACGGCTGACTCAAAGTCGCTTTTGGCGCAAATGTCATCAAAGCCAGGATTAGCTAGTTCCCAAGTCTTCGGGTCGGTGTGATCAAACTCTTGTGGAGCTTCCCACCAAGCCATAAAGAAGGTTGGGTCATCTACTTCGCCTCTTGCTACCTTCTGCCCATACTGGTAAAGGTTGTAGGCGATTGAATCTTGACCTGAGCTGTCTGACTTGACACCAGCCGTGGTAATAGCGATTAGAGTTGCTAGGTTTCCTCGCGCACCTTGAGCAAGAGCCATAACATCAAATAGCTCTCGGTTGGGCTGAGCGTGCAACTCGTCAAAGATAACCATTGTCGGTGAAAGACCTTCTTTGGAATAAGCCTCGGCTGAAAGCACGCGATAAACCGAACCTGTCTCTGGAACTTCAATCGCATCTCGATAGAGCTTGCACATCTCAGATAGCTCGCTTGCCTCAATGAGTTTCTTCGTATCGGCAAACACCAACCGAGCCTGATCCTTGTCGGCAGCACAAGAGTAAACTTCAGCACCACGGATAGTGGAACCAACAAGACCGTAAGCAGCAACAACCGACATCAGCGAACTTTTGCCATTTTTGCGCGGTTGGCCCACGAGACTTACACGATTTCTCAAGCCTTTGTCATCGTGAGCAAATAAGTGCCTAAGTAATTCTTGTTGCCAATCACGCAGATTCATCGGAGACCCAGCCTTGCCAGCGATTGAGTCTTTAGTGATGATGCCAAAAGCATCGGCAAAGTCAATTACATCTTCGCCCTCGCCTAATCGAATCATCTCAGAGTCAATAGGGGTCAGCCAGGCAGGGGGCCAGCTACTGACCTTTTTCAAGCTCACGCTTTGCCCTTCTAGCAAATAGTTCTTCTAGCTTGCTTTCTCGCTTGACTTCTGCCAAACCGAGTCTGGTAC